ACTTTCGCTCCAGATGGGGTAATTAGCCCCTCATGGCACAATAATTAAATTAATCGATATGAATTCTTAAGAACTCATACTCATTGAATCTTGCTCTTAAAGACATGATCCTAACATCTGTTTCGTCTGGATACGCGTCTCTGATGTTGTAGTTGCTGCATACGATCACTAGGATCGCCAGTCCTCCTGGGACGTATCGTTGCATGTACCTCGTGCGGCCTGGAACCGGTCTTGAATTGTCTTCAAATTCGCAGATAGAGAGGAGGTGGTCTGCTTTGGGCGTGATGTCATCATAGACGATAATCTGCTGATCCTGGTAGTTATCGAAGGGGCATTCGTTGTTACCAACTCGGTAGCATTGGTAGACGAGGACGTTGTTGCGAAGCCAGGTCGATTTTCCTGCATCTGGTGGCCCGTGCACCCAGCAATGTCGCTTCTTGACGATTGGATCTGATTTTGGGTTTGGAATCTGCTCGCCGTTTGGTCCACTGATCGGATAATGAGGACGTCTTTGGCTGTTTGCACGGCGGTAGTTAAGCCAGTCGTTGCGGTCTCTATACTGGTTAACAAATCCCTTTGATCGCGGGTAAAGGTCGATGTTACCATGTAGCACCTCAGGAGTGATGCCATCTTTGCATAGGTACTCGTAAGCTCCGACAAGACCTGCGATTCCCTTGCTACATCGCTTGATGTTTGGATGAAACGGTACTTGTTCTCCATCTCCTGCTGGTTGTTGGCCCACATCAAACACGTGTTGATTCGTGCTTTCAAGCTTCTTGGTAAATCGGAGGAAGATGTGGCAGTGGAGGCTTCCATCGGCATGCTTTTCTTGCTTTGCGAAGCAATCTTTGATGATTCCGTTGAGCTTTGTTTGCAGGAGGTCGAAGAGTTCTTCTCCGGGGATCGGGCAAGACGAATATGTAAGAAACACTCGTCGGGTGGAGAGTCTAAAAGACTTTTTGACTTCTTCTCCATCTGCTGGTCTCTGCTTTTGTTCCGATCCTGAGCTTTCAGATCCCGATCCATCAGTGTCGATGCCCACACTATGTCGTCTTCGCTGCTGCTTTCGCTTTCTGACTGGCTGTCTAGCTTTCTCTTCATCTGACATCTACTACACTCCTACACTAAACTACTGAGATCTATAGTCGGACCTCTCCGAACGGACACTTTTATTGGAAATACCCTCGAGTATTTATACTACCCAAAAACATCACCCTGCATCGAGATATGCTAAAAATAGAACTACACCCTGCATCGAGATTCTATAAATAGAGTGCTAAAAATAGAACTACACCCTGCATCAAGAGCTTCCAAGCTATAAATAGATTTATCCTTAACTGGCATACATAACCTACATTGAACTTCCCGCCCCCTTGCCCTCGTATAGAGTGGAGAAGGCCCAGGGCACTACCCTAGGGTTAGGCAAGGGGGCGGGCCGGTGGCCTCGCAGAGGCGCGGCCTGCTCCCGCGCCTAACCCTAGGGTAGTGTTCTGGGTCTTCGGAACGACCGCTGGCTGCAGGCCCCCGAAGGGCCCCCGGAGGGTTCTGCAAAGGGAAGGCGAGCTCGCGAGCCGCAGCGACGAAGGAGCGGGTTAGGGTTAGCAAAAGTTAGGGTTAGGGTCAGGTTTTTTTCCTTTCACGACCCCAATATGTCCTACTCGTATAATATAGGCCCCCCCGGCCTTAGGGGCCCCCGGAGGGTTCTGCGTCGAAATTTACCTGAAAATCAAATTTGCGCGCCAAAAATTATACGCCACCGCCTTTCTACTAACATTGTAAGGCGGTGGCGTTTTGGCGTATAGACTTTAACTTTTTTGCCAAAATCCGCGGGAGTCCCTTCCATTTTCTCATCATATTTTTATGGAGGGGATCGGGGAGGCGCTGAAATACCTTCACGAAGGAAAGGAAGTATTTCAAGAAGTTAAGCAGTATCTTCCACAATTTCTTCAGAATCCCTTCGGGAACAAGAGGGCTCTGGAAGACCCTCTGGAGCACGTCTTTCAGAATCCAAGGAAACAGTTCCAGCAATCGGTGGTGGGCTCGTTTACCGGTTACAGGGGGAGTGTGCGGTCGCGGATTTCACCACACTGGAGGGCAGCGTTTCGGCAGAGAAACTATCGCCCGAAGAGAAGGAGCTTTTATCGTTCCTCATATCGAAAACCGGTGTACAGGTACCTGAAGCGAGGAAGGTACCCTTACCGGCGAACGTTCAAGAGAAGAAATGCCGTTCAAACGGTCTAGACGCGTCAGCCGAACGCCCGCCCGGAGGGCCTCCCTGCGGGCCCGAAGGGCCCCTCGCCGAAAGGCCTATCCAAGGAAGTACGGACGCACGCATGCGTACCGAACAAGATATCGTCGACGAGGTATGCGAGGACATCGCATTCTCCGACGAAGAAGAGCCCGAGTCCGAAGAGGATTAGAGAACAAGCTCAAGTTCCATGTTGTTGCTCGTACCGATGCTGCTATTCGCTCTGACTTTTTTCTTGTTGCCAACGGCAACAAGGATAGTCTTTACCCTCAGTCTGGTTACATTACTGTTGGACTCGATATGGCTGGTGTTCTTAATGGCTCCTTTATGGTTATGACCAAGGGTCCTGATCAAGCTGGTTCTCCATCTTTTCAACCTACAGTTCCCAATCCTGCTTTGGATTTTTCTAATTGGCCCAATGAAACTTTTCAGTTTGGCGCCAATAATCAGTTCTGGATTGCTGCTCTTCCTTCGTACAACCATTCGTCGTTCTTTAATCCCAATAATTTTGGGATTAAGCTCGTTATTGGACCTTTTTATCGCTGGTCTCGTGGTTATATGCCTGGTGATACCGAGCTGTTGAAGGATTATGCTTCTAATATGGTGAATTCAGGCGCCAATATCTACGGAGTCACTAATGGTCCTGCGGAGCAGAAGCTGGATTATGCTGGTGCTCAAATGACTCGTGAGGATGTTATGAATCGCTACTCATTCAACAAGATTCATCCTGTGTATTCCAAGCGTATTCGTGTGATTCGCAAGTATCTTTCTGTTTTGATGCCTCCCAATGCTCGTTTTGATTTTCGTGTTAAGATCCCTGGTGTAAAGTCTACGCCAAGATCTATTATTGCTAGTGAATGGCAGACGAAGTATCGCTATTCCCAAACTTGTTTTTATTTTAGGGCTTTTTCTGGTGTTGTATTCGATTCTGGAAATGCTGCTGTGACAGCTTATGGTGCTGGTCCTGGTTGGGGAATGACCCATGTGAAACCGGCCCTTTGTGCTCATTGTCAGCAGGTTACCCCTATCAAGGTTAAGGTTATGACTGCTCCTTGGTACTTTGTGAATACGAATCCTCGTGTTGCTGCTAGAGCTTCAACTGCTCCCAAGTTTAATTCTGTCAATATTGTTGAAGCTGCTGTTGATAATGCCATGTTTTAATCTCTTGCTTGTGAACTTCGCACTTTCGCTCCAGATGGGGTAATTAGCCCCTCATGGCACAATAATTAAATTAATCGATATGAATTCTTAAGAACTCATACTCATTGAATCTTGCTCTTAAAGACATGATCCTAACATCTGT